CATACCTTTCACGCGCAGCTGTTAAGAAGTAGCCATGAGTGCATGGACACCAGATTGGAAATTGACTGTCGGTGGGGTTGACTATACTGACATAGCAATAAGCGATATTCAGCATGAGGCTGGTCGCGATGATATTTACTCACAGCCAAATCCATCTTATATTCAAATAACTTTAATTGCGGTAAATAATCAAACCCTACCTTTTGACATTAATGACAGTTTAGATTTACAGGTTAAAAATAGTTCAGCAACTTATGTAAGTTTGTTTGGTGGCGACATTACAGATGTAACTGTCGAGGTTGGTCAAACAGGTGCAACTGCCACAGTTATTCAATACACCATTATCGCTATGGGATCACTTGCTAGAATAGCCAGAGAGATTTGGAATGACAACATTTCTCAGGATGAGGATGGCAATCAAATTTATGAAATCCTTTCTAGCGTATTGCTTGGATCTTGGAATGATGTGCCAGCAGCTTCTCAATGGTCAACTTATAATCCAACTGAAACTTGGCTTCAAGCAGTTAATTTAGGATTAGGCGAAATAGATCAGCCCGGCCTTTACACAATGAGTTCTCAATCAAATGTAACTGACACGATTTACAATGTCGTATCTGATATTGCTAATTCTGCCTTTGGTTATATTTATGAAGCTCCTAACGGAGATATTGGTTATGCAGATGCAGACCATAGACAAACTTATCTTTTAGCAAATGGTTATGTTGACCTAGATGCTGGTCATGCTTTAGGTAATGGCCTATCTACAGTTATGCGCTCAGGTGATGTTAGGAATGATATTTATCTTAATTATGGCAATAACTATAACTCACAGGAAACAGCTACAGATGCCGCATCTATTGCCCTATATGGCTACAAAGCCGAAACCATTAACTCAAGAATTCATGGTTCAGCCGATGCTCAAGAGGTTGCAGATCGCTATATTGCTCAAAGAGCTTATCCATTACCTAAATTCCAATCGATTACTTTTCCAATAACTAACTCAGAAATCGACAACTCAGATCGAGATAATCTTTTGGGCGTATTTATGGGAATGCCGGTTTATTTGGCTAATCTACCAACTCAGATTTCAGGTGGAGCATTTGAGGGTTATGTTGAGGGCTGGTCTTGGAGCACACGATTTAATGAACTGTTTTTAACAATTAATGTTTCACCAACAGCGTTTAGCCAAGTGGCCATGCGCTGGAATACTGTGCCAATCACAGAGGCTTGGAACACAATAGACCCTGCTTTGACTTGGGAATACGCTACAATAATCGCATGAGGATAGGATAAAATGGCAACTACCACGAACTACAGCTGGACAACTCCAGATGACACCGCGCTAGTAAAAGATGGCGCAGCAGCGATAAGATCGCTTGGAACTGCAATCGATAGCACAGTTTTCACAAATGCTGGCGCAGCTGTTGCAAAAGCAACTGTTGATGCAAAAGGTGATTTAATTGCTGGAACTGCTGACAACACAATTGCAAGATTAGCCGTTGGTGCTAATAACACAGTTTTAACAGCAGACTCATCAACAGCTACAGGATTAAAGTGGGCTGCAGGATCTGTTAGTGCTGTTGTACAAGTCAAGACTGCAACTACATCAACTGCTGCATCTACTACAAGCACTTCATTAGCAGATACTGGACTTACAGTAACCATTACGCCAACTTCTGCAAGCAATAAAATTTTTGTTTTAGTGCATCAAAGTACTGGTGCAAATGCCTCAACTGCCAACCCTGAGCCAAACATTGCACTAGCATTACTTAGAGATGCAACAAACATTTATGGCGGTGGCGGTACAGGTGGGTTTTATTTCTTCAAATTAGCGAGCGGTACAACCGAACTTTTATTAACAACTCCAATTATGATGATTGATAGTCCTGCAACAACCTCTGCGGTTACTTATAAAACACAATACGCAGCTGTTGGAACATGTACTGCAAGAATTCAGCCTTTGAACCAACCTAGTTTTATTACAGTTATGGAGGTAACACCTTGACAAACAACGATATTGCTAAAGCTTTAGTTAGACTACAACCTGATGCTATTTGGTCATTAGTCGGAGATGATTACAACGATATTGATTGGCAAAGTACGGATATAACAAAACCGACTTTAGCTGCAATAAAAAAAGAAATAGAAACTCCAACAGTATCAGCCGAAATTAAAGCAAAAGTTGCAGCACGGCAAGCCATCCTTGATCGTCTTGGCTTAACTGCTGATGAAGCAAAATTGTTGCTTGGCTAATGAAGCCTTACTTATCTAAAGCTGCTGATACTTTACGCGATCAAGTAAATGATACTTTTGTGGATCGCAGCCGGAAAGCTGATGGATGGATCGGTGATCTTAAGCATCAATCAAGGAAATCCGACCATAACCCAAGACCATCAGGTGAGGTATGCGCGCTCGATATTGACGCTGGCCTTTCTAACGAGCAAGGGATTAGTCATGCTCTGGCAGATCAGCTTCGACTCACAGCAAAAAAAGATAAGCGTATTTCTTACATAATCCACGCTGGTAAAATATGTTCAGCAAGGTCGCTATGGCGTTGGGTTAAGTATCGGGGCATTAATCCACATCATTCCCACATCCATGTAAGTTTTAAGCCAAATCAAAATGGCGACAAGTTTAACATCCCACTACTGAAAGGCAACTAATGAAACTATCAACAAAACACAAAGCAGCAATTAAGTCATATTTAAGAGCTGTCGCAGCTAGTGGAATAACAGTTGCTTTAGCAATAGTAGCTGACATCCATCCAGCCTACGCAACTTTACTTGGTGCTTTAGTTGCGCCTATTGTAAAAGCAGTTGATCCAAAATCGGGGAGCGAAGCGGATTATGGTCTTAGCGAAAAATGACACCGAACGAATTAGTCGCATTTGGCGTTGGCGTTATAAGTATCGCAACCGCTTTATTGCTGGCTCTACGATGGGTTATTAAAAGTTTCCTAAGTGAACTTAAGCCTAATGGTGGCAGTTCTATGAAAGATCAATTAAATCGACTTGAAAAGCGTGTCGATGATCTATTTACAATAATTAGCAAGTCATAATTTAATCATGGCGAACACACGGAAACACACTAAACGAAAAAAAGTAAACCGGAGAGTAGTTCGCCACACCCCTGAGCCTTTAAGTAAATTAGAGGTTTTCTATATTGCCAAACATGAAATGTTTAGAGCTGCACGCAAGGCTGGATTTAGTGAGTCATGTGCGCTTTATTTAATGGATAATCCTGAGTCAATGCCTGACTGGATCGTAGGCGACAAAGGGATCATCCCAACTATTCCTACTCCAGATGAGGATGACGACTAAATTAAGCGTTACTTGGTAATTTCTGATTTACAGATTCCATACCACCATGAAGTAGCAGTTAAAAATGTCATTAAGTTAGCAAGGAAAGAAAAGTTTGATTCTGTTCTTTGCGTTGGCGATGAAATCGATTTCCAAACAATTAGCCGTTGGGCTGAGAAAACTCCACTTGCTTACCAACAAACCCTTGATGATGACCGAAAGGCAACTCAAGACATTTTGTGGGCATTAACTGAGAATGCAAAAGAAGCTCATATTGTTAGATCAAACCATACAGATAGACTTTATAATACTTTATTGAAAGTGCCGGGCTTGATTAGTTTGCCTGAGCTGCAATACTCAAAATTTATGGATTTCGATTCACTTGGCATAACTTTTCACAAGTCATTCTATGAGTTTGAAAAGGGCTGGATCTTGGCTCATGGGGATGAAGGCAACGCAAACCCTAATGCTGGAATGACTGCCCTAAACCTAGCCAGAAAGACTGGTAAGTCTTGCGTTATCGGCCACACCCATAGGTTAGGCATGAGTGCCTATTCTGAGGGCATAGGAGGCCATTACAGGCCTTTATATGGCATTGAGGTAGGAAACCTTATGAATAAGGCAAAAGCCTCTTATACGCGAACTGTGGCCAATTGGCAGATGGGTATCGCTATCCTTGAATGGAATGGCAAAAACATGACTCCAACCCTTATTCCGATTAATAAAGATGGCTCATTTACAGCTTTAGGAAAGAGTTATGGGGCGTGAAACCGATTATCGGGATAGGACGATTGATGACCATATCGATGACTTTGAGGATATTGGCGTTATCTAATCGTTATAAAACACGCGCCAAGAAGTTATTGCGCTGTCGGTAAATCCAGTCATACTAATCCCAACGCAAACAAATGTTTTGCGGAACGGGAGCAATAATGGAAATCGTTGGAATGTGGTTATTAATTGCCGGAAGCATGGCAGTTGCATGGTGGACAATAAAGCACACAAATAATGAGCATTACGAAAGTGGCTATTGGACTGGGCGTAATGAAGGATGGCGTGCTAGCTTAGAACACCAAGAGCGCGTTAGAAAAATGAAGTCAGATCAGGTATTTGATTATGACAAAAACTGAGGATCTGTTAAATGAGGTCATTACTACAATCCAAGAGCGTGGAAGTGTCTACGGCCATC